TACAGTATTTGCTTGATTCAAAGTTATACCATATCCAGCAGTTGATGGATTACCTATAAAGAATCTCATTGGATTATCGGGATCTTCAAATGCCTCAATAACTCTGACTCTTTCTTCTTGAGGTGTGTCTCCATAATATGTGCCAACAGAATCTTTACCATACAAAGTTTCAAGTTTATTTTTTATTGTGATAATATCGTATCTAAATCTAGAATAAATAAGTATCTTACCCGTCACCTCATCACATATATTAAGTAACTCAGCTAACCTATTCGTTTTGAAATCAATTATATTACCTTCATCTGTTTTGAGATGTCCCGATAGTATCTGCTGCAATCGTAACATTTGAGTTATGACCATGGGCGCAGTTACAGTTGAAGCAACATCAAGTAATAAAATAGCCTCTCTTTGTATCTTCTGATACATCTTCTTTTGTTCATCAGTTAATTCAACTAAACGAGTTGTATATACTTTATCGGGTAGGTCTAAACAATCCATTTTCAATACTCTGTATATATTCGGTTCTATTTTACCAAGCAATTCGTCTAATCTTTTGTATCCAACTATCTGTTGAAAACTATGAGATCCAAGATTTCTTTTTAGTATATTTGCATGACGATTAAGAAAAGAATAGTAACTTTTAAAATTTAAGATCCCTGGGTCAAGGAACTCAAACTGTGACCATAGATCCAAGGGTGATTTAGTCACGGGCGATCCCGTAAGTAAACGTTTATATGCAAACTCCCGACCTATTTTTATTAATGATTTAGTTCGTTTAGCTTTAGGATTCTTAATTGTAGTTGATTCATCTATAGCTATAAGTCCTCGACCTCCAAACTTCTTAGCGATCCAATTACCCGCCTTGATACCACGTGAACTAGAAAAAGCCTCAATATTCATAACAAATATTCTCATGGCCGTAGTTGTGGTTTTAAAAAATTCATTTAACTTTTTTTCATACATTTTATTTGAATTTGACTGCCAATATAATAATTTATGTTCTATACTATCTGACAAATGTGTAGGTATTTCTTTCTGTACCCAATTACGATAAACACCTTTCGGAGCTAGTATTAATGCAAAATTTATTTTTTTCTCATGGCGCAACCAAGCAATATTATCAATTAATACTTTAGATTTACCCGTACCCATTTCCATGAAAAAACCAAAGAGTCCCATGTCTTTCGCTTTAAACAATGCATCTGTTTGATGATTATATGGTTTTGTTTTCATTATGTGGTTGACATTCATCATTTAACTCCTATATATTCCAATATAAACATTAATTTTTTTATTTCAACCCAAACCTGAAGAGGAGATACTTAAATGGCTGAAGAAATTTTTGATGAAATGTTTGATGATACAACACTTGACAATGTAAAGAAGGGGGACATGAAAACTCTCTCCTCACTTGTAAAAGACTTGGATCAACTTACAATAGATATTAACGCAAAGGAAGAAGAACTTAAAAGTTTAAAACTTCAAAAACATAAAATGTCTACAGAACAGATACCCGCTATGATGGATGAGATGGGTGTCCAACGTTTAGATGTAGAAAATTTGAGTGTAAGTTTAAAACCTTTGATTAATGCAAGTATACCACAGACAAGACGAGATGAAGCTTATCAGTGGTTAAGAGATAATGGTCTTGATGATATAATTAAGAATGATGTCATCATGTCATTTGGTAAGGGAGAGGATAACATGGCGGGGGACATTATGTATGAACTCGAACAACGTGGTATGCATCCCGAAAAGAAGACACACATTCACTCAATGACACTTAAAGCTTTCATTAGGGAACGTGTTGAGAAGGGGTTACCGATAGATTTAGATTTATTTGGTGCCTTTGTAGCAAGAACTGCCGATATTAAAAGGAGTTAATAATGAGCAAAGCAGTAACAAAAAAAGAGGACAATCTTCCCTCAGCAATAGAAGATGAAATTTTTGAAACCGCTGGCGATGGCATTGATTACGATACATCGGAATTACAAATACCATTCCTACGTTTAGTACAAGCAATGTCTCCACAACTTAAGAAAACAGATCCTAAGTTTATTAATGGATGTTCTCAAGGAGATATGTTTAATACTGTAACAAATCAGTTTTGGGATGGAGAAGAAGGTGTAACAGTTATACCTTGTTATCAAGAAACTAAATATCTTGAGTTCATACCTCGTGATCAAGGCGGAGGATTTGTGGGAGAAATAGCTCCCGACAATCCAATCATTAAACAAGCTAAACGTGAAGGTAATAAAGAAATATTATCTAATGGTAACGAACTTGTTAAATCCGATCAGCATTATTGTATTATTCTTGATGGGGATATTCCTACGTTGGCTATACTTGATATGAAAGTATCACAATTAAAAGTTAGCAGACGATGGAAAACTCAAATAGCTATGCAAAAGGTCAAGGACAAACAAGGACAACTACGTGTACCTGCAGTTTATGCAACCATGTGGAAGTTTAGATCTGTTGAAGAAAGTAATGATCAAGGAACTTTTTTCAATTGGACTTTTGATAGGGTTGGTTTTGTTCAGGACAAAGGCTTATTTGAAGAGGCTAAAAAGTTCAGAGAGTCTGTTATGAAAGGCGAGGCTAAAGCTAGAGCCGAAGACATAGTAGACCAACCCGTGGCAGCTAAAGAAGATGAAATCCCATTCTAATGGATCTTCATCACAAGTTCATGGCAGTGTTTGAGGGATCAAGCACTGCGCATGGACAAACCACTATTGGTAACGTTAGAAAAAATGGTAAGACTGATGCTAAGAGTTTCATTGTTAAGGAACCTTTAACTATTGATTTAATTAAAGGTCACTTAGATGGGACAACGGGCATTGGATCAATACCCATTACACATGAAAACAAATGCAAGTTTGGTGTCTTGGACATAGACACATATCCGATAGATCATGCAGAAATAGCAAAGAGATGTAAGACTATGAAACTGCCTTTTGTTGTATGCAGAAGTAAATCGGGTGGTGCACATTTATTTTTGTTTTTAAAAGAATATTACCCCGCAGTAGACATAAGAGATTATTTAGGAGAGATGGCAGCAGCACTTGGTCACTCTAATTGTGAGATATTTCCAAAGCAAGATCAGATACTAGTAGATAGAGGAGATGTAGGAAATTTTATAAACCTTCCGTACTTTGATGCAGATAATAGTTTAAGATATGCAGTTGATGAAAAGGGTAAAGAGATGACCCTTGAGACATTCTTAGAAGTTGTAGACAAGAAAAAAGTAACATTAGACGATTTAGCCAAGTTGAATCTTGGTAATAACAAAAAAGAATTTGACGATGCGCCTTGGTGCTTACGTATATTTTTTAACCTTGGTATTCCAGAGGGTCAAAGGAACAAGGTTATGTTTCATGCGGGTAAGTATGCAATCAAGAAGTTTCCAGAAAGTTGGAAACAAATGCTTGAGACATGGAATCAGAAGTATTGCTCACCACCATTACCCGCATCTGAGATAGTAACGATTCAACAACAACATGAGAAAAAAGATTATGAGTATCTGTGTAGGGATGAACCTATGCAGAGTCATTGTGATAAGAAGGCATGTAAACAAGCAAAGTATGGAATCGGTGGCCATGATACGTTGCCCGAGATTGGTGGACTAACGATATTAAAATCAGAGCCAAGATTATTCTTTCTTGACGTGGATGGTAAGAGACTCGAGCTATCTACAGAGCAATTACAAATGCCTATACAGTTTCAACGTGCATGCATAGAACAAATAGATTTTATGCCTCCGTTGTTTAAACCAGGGGATTGGCAAGTTTTGGTAAATAACTTGTTGTCCACTGCAACATCAATAGAAGCTTCTGAAGAGTTGACCTTAACGGGTCAATTCAAAGAACTCGTAGAAACCTACTGCACTAGCCGTATTCGGGCAAAGTCTCCCGAGGAAATGACTATGGGTAAACCATGGACAGAAGATGACTTGACATATTTTACCATGAAAGGACTGCAGGAGTTTTTGAAACAAAGGGGGTTTACTACCTTTAATAGACCACAGATCCAACAGAGATTGAAAGATCTAAATGATGATTCTAAATGCAATGGCAAAATAAATATCAAAATGGATGATGGTAAGTGGAATAGTTTAAGGGTTTGGTGGGTTCCTAAATTTGAAACTACTGAAGTGGATTTACATGTAAAAAAGGAGACAGACGATGACGAAATCCCATTTTAATGAAAAACAAATGGATAGGAGTACTACATTCCTAACGGGTCCCGAGGTATGTTCTTGGCTTAAAATATCTAAGTCAACATTATATCTTTGGGTACAAAAGGGCATGTTCCCTAAACCCGTGATGCTTGGTCTACCCGAAAAGAACGGAACATCTAGATGGATAGAAAGTGAAGTTCAAGAGTGGCTAGAGAAAAGACCAAGAGAAAAGAATGATGGATGAAGAACTGATATTCGGACCACCAGGATGTGGTAAGACATATACTTTGATTGATATAGTTAAGGAAGAGTTAGGCAGAGGCACACCGCCAGATAAGATTGCGTTTGTGTCCTTTTCTAAAAAATCTATAGAAGAGGCTAAAGATCGTATATCTGAACAAACTAAACTATCACTCAAAGATGTTCCTTGGTTCAAGACTCTACATTCAACTGGCTATAATTGGCTAGGTCTTAATGATTCTAACATGTTGACTCGTGCAGACTTTACTAAGTTGGGCGAGGAACTTGGAGTCATATTTGATGGTAACACTGCAAGATCTAATAGTGATGGTGTGCTTCTGCAATCTTTTAATAAAGGTAATCAGTATCTTGAACTTATTGGTAGGGCAGCCATGAGAGAAGTGTCCTTAGATGAAGAATATAATGACAATGGCGATTATCAACTAAGCTATTCTTTTCTGAAAAAAGTAAACAAGGTTTACAAAGAATATAAGAAAGAATACGACAAGCGAGACTTTACCGACATGATACAAGACTTTGTGTATCAAGGAACTGCGCCATCGATTGACGTGTTGATAGTTGATGAGGCGCAAGATCTAACAAAGCTTCAATGGTCAATGATCGATGTCCTTAAACAATCCGCCAAACGTGTGTGGTATGCGGGAGATGATGATCAAGCTATACATGCATGGAATGGTGTTGATGTAAAAATTTTTATGAACTCATGTTCTAACATAAGGATCTTGGATCAGAGCTATAGAGTTCCAATGTCCGTGCATAGCATAGCAGATAAAATTGTAAAAAGAATTGATGTAAGACAGAAAAAAGAATGGAATCCAACAACACGTGATGGATTGGTGGATTATCACATGAATTGGTATGATGTAGATATAGACGAGGGGTCATGGACTATCATGGCTAGAACTAACAAGATAGTTAGTAAGATAGAAACAAATTTACGTGACAATGGATATTTGTACGAGCGATTTGGTCAAGTATCATTTAGTAATGAGTACACACAGTTCATAAAAATGTGGGAAGATTTACGTGAAGATAAACCTATAGCCTTAGATATGATCAAGCAGTTTTATGGGTTTGTGCCAAAGCAAGGTAAGAATCAAGTGGTCAAAAGAGGATCGGCCAAGACATTAGATTATTTAGACCCACAAAGCAGTTTAACATATAACGAACTTGTGGCTAATCATGGATTGGTTGCGCCTAAGTCTATGAGATCTGAGGATGTTGTAAACATGTCAGAAGATGATCAGACATATAGGGCAGCCATATTACGAAGGGGAGAGAATCTAGATAAGCCTCGTATTAAACTATCGACAATACATCAGATGAAAGGCGGAGAGGATGACAATGTAATATTATTATCTGAATCATGCTATCCTGCAGTCAATGCACCTAATCAAGATGATGAACATCGTGTGTTTTATACGGGGGTTACTAGAGCAAAGCATAACTTACACATAGTAGATTCATTTGGAAAGTATAGGTACATGATATGAAAAGAGAGAACGTATTAGCTAAGGCAGGGCAACTCATTACGGGCGATAGAGCAAGAGACTATGGGGATGCCTATGAAAATCATGAAAGAGTTGCTACTATGTGGTCAGCAATATTAGGTATTAAAGTTTCTGTAAGAATGGTGTATCTTTGTTTATTGGCCTTGAAGATTTCACGTTTAGTGAAAACACCGCATCATACAGATTCATGGGTCGATATCTGTGGATATGGCGCACTTGGAGCAGAAGAGAAAGATGATAAGTAGTTATTTCAAACCACATCCTAATCCAACAATGAGGGTCATAAGCTTAGGCGCAGGTGTGCAATCTTCTGTCATGGCACTGATGGCAGAACGTGGAGAGATAACACCCAAGCCAGACTGTGCAGTATTTGCTGATACACAAGCAGAACCCGATGAGGTTTACACACATCTTGAGTGGCTATCTTCACAACTATCTTATCCAATATATCAAACAACTGCGGGAGACTTACGTAAAAGTATAACAGAAGGCATAAATATCAGAGGCACAAACAGAGATTATTGTGTAGTGCCTTTTCATGTCAAAGATGGTTTTGGACGTAGACAATGTACAACACAGTTTAAAATAGAACCGATACAGAAAAAGTTTAGAGAATTACTTGGTGTAAAGAAAAATCACAAAGTTAAACCAGGAGTTATACTTGAACAATGGATAGGTATAAGTCAAGACGAACTACAACGTGTTAAAGAATCTAGAGACAAGTGGTTATATAATCGATGGCCACTATTAGAACTAGGCATGAAAAGATATGATTGTCAGAATTGGTTTGCTAAACACTACCCAGAAAAATATCTACCACGATCTGCTTGCACCTTTTGTCCATACAAAAATAACAATGAATGGCGACACTTAAGAGACAATGATCCTAAAGGTTGGGAAGATGCGGTGGCCGTGGATAAAAAGATAAGAACTACTGGCACAGATAAAGGACGTGAGCAATTTGTGCACAGATCCTTAAAGCCATTAGATCAAGCTGACTTACAAACAATGGAAGAGAAAGGGCAACTATCATTCTTAGATGAGTGTGATGGTATGTGTGGTATGTAATGAAAGATAAAAACACAATAAGTTTCTTAGAACGTATGGAGATGAATACGTTAGAAAAAGAATGGACAGTGCCTCAATCCTTTCCAGACCTTACTAACTCTAAATATATAGCAATCGACTTAGAAACATGTGATCCAAACTTAATTGAACTTGGCCCAGGATGGACACGTAATGATGGGTTTATTGTGGGAGTAGCTATCGCAGCGGGGGATTTCGTGGGATATTATCCCTTTCGGCACCAAGGTGGTGGCAATATACCAGAGCAAAAAGTATTTTCATGGCTTAGAAAACAGATGGATACACCACACATACCTAAAATTATGCACAATGCAATGTACGATGCGGGATGGCTTAAGTGGGCAAATGTGGATGTAAAGGGCAAGATTATTGATACAATGATTGCTGCTCCACTTATTAATGAGAACAGATTTAGTTTTGCACTTAATGCTTTGGGTCGTGATTATCTTGGCGAGCGCAAGGATGAAAAGGTACTAAAGTCAGCAGCTAAGGACTTTGGATTAGATCCTAAAAAAGAACTATGGAAACTACCCTCACAATTTGTAGGGACCTATGCAGAACAAGATGCGGCTTTGACTCTTAGATTATGGAATCACTTTGAGCCACTGATAAATAAAGAAGAGTTATCAAGTATATTTGAACTAGAAACAAGTCTCATACCTTGTGTGTTCGAGATGAGAAGTAAAGGTGTGCGTGTAGATTTAGATAAGGCAGAGCAAACTAAAACTAAATTACTTACAATGAAGAAACAAATACTCAAAGAAATAAAAGATGATACCAACATAGATGTAGAACCATGGGTGGCAACAAGTGTAGCCAAAGTATTTGACTATCATAATATTCATTACGATGAGACGGGTGTAAGCAAACAAGCATCCTTTACAAAAGCTTGGTTGCAAAACTGTCCACATCCCATAGCAGCTAAGGTATTAAGACTCCGTGAATTAGACAAGGCGCACAATACATTTATCGATAGTATATTGAAGCATAGTTACAAGGGTCGAATACATTGTGAGTTGCATCAACTTCGTAACGATGATGGTGGTACAGTGACGGGTAGATTCAGTTCTTCTAATCCTAATCTTCAGCAAATACCATCAAGAGATCCAGAGATTAAGCAAATGATTCGAGGTCTATTTATACCTGAAGAAGGCGAGAAGTGGGGTAGCTTTGACTATAGTAGCCAAGAGCCAAGGTTATTGGTTCACTATTGTGGAGTCGTAAACAAAGGTAATCCTACTGTGGATAACATTATAGAACAGTATCAACAAGATGATGTTGATTTTCATCAGATGGTTGCAGATATGGCAAACATATCAAGAAAAGAGGCTAAGACAGTTAATCTTGGTATTATGTATGGTATGGGCAAACAAAAACTTGCCAACACTTTAGATATTAAATTAGAAGATGCCAATGAGTTATTAGATACTTACCATCGTAGGGTTCCGTTTGTTAAACAACTTGCAGATCAAGTAATGTCACGTGCACAAAAGATGGGTAGGGTACGAACTGTGTTAGGCAGATCATGTAGGTTTGATATGTGGGAGCCAAAGACATTTGGTTATAATCAACCCTTAAAGTTTGAAGAAGCTGAAAAGAAATATGGCCCAGGTATTAGACGAGCTTTTACGTATAAGGCATTGAATAGATTGATACAAGGCAGTGCAGCAGATCAAACAAAAAAAGCTATGGTTGATTGTTACAATGAAGGTTTAGTACCTTTGCTTACAGTGCATGACGAACTTTGCTTTAGTATAAGTTCACAAGAACAAGCAGACAAGATTACTGAAATCATGGAACAAGGTCTTGAGTTAAATGTGCCTAGTAAAGTTGACCAGGAGTTAGGTAATGATTGGGGCGAAGTCGGTTAAGTAGATATGTTTTCCATACGATTAACTAACCTTTCTGCACGTTTAGTTACTTGATCATACCATTTGGAATTACGCATCTCAGATGCAGCGGATTTCCAGTCACCTTTGTTAACATTCTCACGCATGCGAACAAATTTAGATAAACGAGGCCGCCCAAGATTAAACATCATATTAGCGATAATTAGTTGTGCTTCTTCTGGTAGATCATCAAAGTTATCATACAATACTTTGCACTCATCTAATGTTACTTGTATGTCCTTATCAAACAAATTGTTAACACGTTCTTCTGATACTGGTGTGCCAACTGGCTTACCATATTCTTCGTCCCACTCATTGATAAGGTGGCCTATACCTGTCGTAGGTAAATTTAAATGATCGAGGTACACGGAATAAACACATCCCTCATCTCTTTTTAGTTCTTCTCTAAGTTGTTCTATGTTCATTGACTTCCTACTGTTGCTCTAGTTACGGGGTTCGGTACTAATATTGGATTAACACCACCCGTAGATCCTACATTAGCGGGTGGTTTTATATCTGGTACGTTAATACCTTTAATATTTGTTATAGCTCTATCTCTTACTTGTTTTGCCTCTGGTGACATTTTAAAAGGTCCCTCAGATTTTACTGGCACCACTGCTGATGCAGGAGTTATACCCATCTGACCAAGCACTTGTTGTGCAGATGTTTGCATAAATTGTAAAGCTTGTCCAAAAGCGTCACCACCAGGTTCTCTACTTGCAAGTAAAACTTTCATTACTGAAGGATTTCTTAATGCTCTAGACATTACCATGTAAAAAGCAGCAGCGGGAATAGTTGCAAGTGGTGCGGTTAACATTCCATAGAAACCTAAACCAAGAGCAATTGTTGGTGCAGCAAGTCCACCCTTACCAGCTAATGATGCGTTAGATACTGCAACCATGTTGTCTGCTAACTTAAATAAATCGTCTGATTGTTGTTTACCAAACATAGTCTCGATTGTTTCTCGTCCGTAACCACTAAGTGTACTTTGTAAATTTGATCCGAGTCTACCAGAAACAAAAGCTTCTCTAAATGCGGGTGATTCAACATCACCTAACGATTTAAGTATTCTTGTCATTGCAGCATCTTGAACTGCGCCAACTGTGTCTGGAGAAAAACCACCGAGTTCTCTTACAGTTCTATCTCCTATTTTTAAACTTCCATTTTGAAAAGCTTTAATTCTGTTTGCGTTGCCTCTTGTAAACAAATAACTTACCATGCCCTCAGCATCGTTATTAGCAAGAGATTGTATAAACTTGTTACCATCAAAAGCTTTTAAATTTTCAAGTTCAGAGTTTCTAAATTTAATCACGTTAGCTAACGTTGCATCTGGAAACTGATCCAATACACGTTTATCAAACTGTGCGCCAGTTTGTTTTAGTAATGTGGACAACTTATTTACTTGTTTAAGTTCATCCGCACCAAACAACACATTCTTTGTAGTGCCTAATTTATCTATCTTATTTGCTAATTTGATTCCATCTATCTGTTCAACACCATTACGTATTGAAAAGTTACTTGGATCATTAAGTTCTCTTTTAAACCATTCTTTAGCAAATTGTTGCCTAGTAATGTCTGCGGTAGTTGCACCTATTTTTCTACCTTCACGTATTTTCGTTAACTCATCTTTCTTTTCATTTATTCTTCTTCTAAAAACATTTTTAGTCCTACCTTCGGTCATACCTCTTAAATATGTTTCTGCTTCATCTATGGAAGTAAATAATCTATTACCAGGACCTACTAAAGAAATTTTTCTAAGAGTGCGATCTCCTAACTCTAATCCTTCAATACCCGCACTACCTCTAATTATTTTAAGTAATCTTCTAAGACGTTGCGGTTCATTTGGTTTAACTAAATCGTCAAGATATTTTGATGGGTCAAACTTCAATGTGCCTCTTTTAGATTCTGAATAAATCTTTTCTGCTATCACATCATCAAATCTTTTCATTCCATTGGCATAATATTGTCGTGATCTTTGTAAATTATTTAGTCCAGTTTGTAATGTTTGAAGTAATGCGGTTGTTGGCTCACCAGTAAATTGCATACCAGATTGACCTAACAATGATTCTAAAGATTGTTGATCTGCCCTTGTTAAACCACGACCAGATATGTCTCTAAATTGTCTTAAAATTAATTCTAAATTCATTTCTGCTTGATCAAATGAAGCATTAAAAGAATTTTTAAGTGCTTGTAAATTTCCATTTGCAGTTGTAACTTTAAAAGCGTCATCGTACTGCATATCAATTAAAACACGTCTCAAAAACTGTGCTTTTTCTGGTGTAAGATATGTATATTGAACAGCCTCTTCCGCAGATATTCGTCTGCCAAATCTTTGTTGTGATCTTGTCATTGTTTGTTGAATAGCATCATTTATTTCTTTCAATATGGGAGCATCACCAGGAAAACTACCAGTCTTTGCAGCATCATCTAATGCTTGTTTAATTGGAGCTACTGGAATAATTTCGTTGTTTTTGCCTAAAGACTTAGTAGCTGCACTAAATAGAGAATCTGATTGTTCGTCAAAAATAGCTTTGGATGTAAGCAGTCTTTTAACTAAATCAGCACTTAATCTTTCTCCATCTTTTAATGGTCTTATTATGGCATCAATATCATTCTTTATTTGAATATCAAGTGTTTTCTCAGCACTTTTTACTTGATCATCTAATGTTGAGTATATCTGACCAATGTCACCTTTAAGTTGTTTTTCTAGATTAGTTAAAGCTTCTTGACTAGTGCCCCTTAAACCTTGTAGTTCTTTCATAATTATTTTAAGATTTTCAGTTGCAGCTTTTTCGTTTGGAAATATTCCTTCATAAATAGCTTGTAATCTATTAAGAACTGGTCTTAGTCCTGGTGCAGCACCTTCTATTGTTGGACGAAATCTCTTCTCTAATAATTCTTTAGCTGCCGCTCTGGATGCCTCTGCTTCTGCACCAGCGGGACCTTTGATAAACCTACCAAATACACGAGATATAAAACGCCCTACACCTTCACCAGTTATACCTAATACACCTTCAAATGCAGCATCTCTTAATATATCAGATGGAGATTGTCTTTGATATCCTTGTGCAGTTTCATACGCTTCTTCAGCAATTTTACTAACAGCCATGGTTCCACCAACCACAAGAGCAGCGGGTATAAATCCTGCTCCAGACATTGCAAGTCCTGCAACAAGACCAGTTCCTAATGGCACACCTGCTTGACCAAGAAAGTCTGCAACATCTGAGGATGAGAACCCCTCTTCATCTATAGCAAGATCTTTACCTTCTCCTAATCCTAAAGCATCTCGTCCTTTTTGATTGATTATAAATCTACCACCAGGATCTTGTGTGTAAGAATCTGCACCTATTTTATCGTCAAGATACGCTTTCTTTTCAGCTTGTGTTTCTCTTGCATTTAGTCCTGCTCTAAAACCAAAATCATCTACACCCGTGTCATAATCTACACCAGGCAGTTTAAGATCTTGTATTTCACCAGGCTTTGCAGGTTTCATGGTTTGAGGATCAATACCCGCAAGTCTTAATTGTCTAGCATAGTCTTGTATTTCTTCTTTGGATGCAGTCGCTAAATTTATACTTGGTTGAGCGGGCTGTTCTTCAAATAATTCTGGTCTAGAAGTTTGCATTTCAGCAATAACAGACTCTACTTGATCTGGTTCAAGTCCCTCAGTGTCTATAGTTATGCCACTTGGTAATTCAATTAGAGCCATTTTAACCTAACAAAGCTTTATTAAATTTATCTTTATCAAACTTACCATCAGTTAAGAGAGTACCTAACTTAATAGTTTGAGTTTTTCCACCTTGTGTGCCACCTTGTGGTTTTGTATATAAACCTAAATCTCTGACTTTAGCAAATTTTACGGGTGCACCACTTTGAAAAGTCAAACCATTAGTTGCAGCTAATACATCTTCTATTTCTGCAAGTGAACTTTGTTGGGTGAGTTGTACTTTATCATGTATGCGTTGTAATCTTTTTAGTAAAACATCATCGTCTACAAAAGCATATCCAGTAACACCCGCTGCACCACTTGTATATAATCCTACAATCTCTTGAGCTAGCGATCTATCTACGTTTGATAAATTTTTTGAACCTTCACCCAATATTTGTTGTATCAAGGTATTAGCTACTTCTTCCATATCTCTGTTATATTCTTCGATATTCGAATAATTTTTACCAGGATCTATGTTTGCAACATTAAAAGCTTTTTTCACTAAAGCTTTACCTGCGTTTAAACCACCCGTAATGTTGCCCTCTGAAACGTTGAAAATTTGTCCTTGAATAAGTGTCTGTAAATTTCTTGATTTTGTGAAATTTAAAGCTGCACCATCAACTCGTTTAGAAAAAGTATTAAAGTCTTTTGGTGCAAGTATTTTTTCTTTATTTAATTTGTTAAGAGCCTTTTTAACTGCTGCGGCGTTATCCATTGCTGCTTTAGTTAATGTTTCAGTTGTAAGACCAGAAGGTATACCATTTTTTCTAATAAAACCTTCAGATAAATCTACAACACTGCCTTTTTCATATTTTTTACCATCTACAGTCACGTCTTTATCTGCAATAAAATATTTTAATTTTCTATCTTTTGAACGTTCTTGTAAACCATATCTAAGTGCGGCAAGATCTACTTGTCTATTAAAGGCATCTCTTTCTTTTTTATCTTTTATAAATGAATCTGCACCTTTTTCTAAACCCTCTGCAATATTAGTTATTGCGTCTGGACTTTTACCTGCAGCTATGGAAAAGAATACTTTTGCTAAAGCAAGATTTTTATCCATGCCCTCATATTCTGGTGCGTTTTGTTTAAATTCTGACATTAATTGCTTAAGTTCAGATTGTTGTTCTTCTTCACTACCAGTAGTTATTAACTTTTCTACTTGTTCTTTTGTTGATGGCTTTGGTTCAACAACATCATCTTTTTTATCTTTTTTATCTTTTTTATCTTCA